AAATGAAACGTGAATATGCTTTTAGTTTACCATTAAATTTCCCGGTTTTATACGTTCGTAAAAATTTAAGATGTGTGATGGTTAAGGTTACAGGTGTCACCAAGCTTGACCGTAGAGCCGATACTTATTGCTTCACTGAACCATACAACAACGCAGGTGTTTTTAATGGAATTCTTCTTGGGAATTGCAGCGAAATTTTACTGCCTACAGACGAGCATAGAACAGCGGTGTGCTGTCTGGCTTCACTTAACCTCGACTACTACGACAAATGGTGTGACAACAAACAATTTTATTTGGATGTAGCGACTTATCTAGACAATGTGCTACAATATTTTATAGACAACGCACCGCGTACACTCAAAAGAGCTATATTTTCAGCAGAATCCGAAAGGGCGATAGGTGTCGGAGCTTTAGGGTTCCACTCTTACCTTCAATCTAAAATGATCGCAATCGAAAGTATGGAGGCTTATACTCTTAATAATAAAATTTTCAAAACAATTTCTACCAACCTTAAAAAGGTCAATTTTATTCTTGGAGCGTTGAGGGGAGAAGCACCAGACTGTAAGGGAACCGGACAAAGATTTAGTCACATGATGGCTATCGCACCAAACGCAACATCATCTATTATAATGGGTAATACCAGCCCTAGTTGCGAACCTTTTAGAGCCAACGTATACAAACAAGATACTCTTTCGGGGTCTCATATAACCTACAACAAACATCTCAAAAGGTTGTTGGAAGAAAAGATAAAAGATCCATTAAAATTGAAGGAAATTTTCAGTAGTATAAAAATGCGGGATGGATCTGTCCAACACCTTGAGGTTCTTAATGATCACGAAAAGAAAGTTTTTAAGACGTGGCCTGAAATAAACCAAATGGTGTTAATTAGGCTGGCTGCAACCAGACAAAGGTATATAGATCAATCTCAATCTTTAAGCTTGTTTTTTAACCCTAACGCAAAAAAGAGTCGCGTTCACAAGATTCATCTTGAAGCTTGGTTATCTGGTATATTGACCCTGTACTACCATCGTTCTGCAAAAATTCTAACGGTGGATAAAGTAAACCATAACTTTAACAATATAGTTGAGGAGGAAGAAAAGGAACTAGAAACGTGTACCTTTTGTGAAGGTTAATTTGACTTTGTTTTTTGATTTTTTTAATGCTTTTATAAAAGCATTAAAAGCATTAAAAAATAAAAATGAAATTTTTTGGTTAAATTAAAGGTAAAATAAAGAATAATGGGAATCAAATATATGAGTCAATTTTTAAAAAAGCACGAGGTTTATGAAACCTTAAATATATCTTCTTTGAGATATGTTAAAATAGGTGTAGATACACCTATGTTCATGTACAAATTTAAAAGCATGTATCCAGAGTCGAAGGAGTGGTTAGGGTGCTTTATAACCTTTGTTACCTTTTTAAGAAAGTGGGATATCCATCCGATTTTCGTTTTCGAAGGTAAAGCTCCACCAGAAAAAGCACCAACACAAATCTTGAGACGCGAACAGAAACAAAAAATTGTGGACAAAACGAACCTCTTACAAAAAAGTTTAGACGCATTTGTCCAAAAAGGAGAAACCAACCCTATTTTATTTGAGACGATGACCAAATTAAAAGAAAAGAAAGAAAAGAAACAAAAGAGTCTCTTAAGTTCAAAAGCTACCATAATTAAAAATTTTATTAACGTCGAAGAGATTCAGGATGAAATCAACCGTAGAAGAAAGTATGAATTTTCAATTACTGAAGAAGATACGAATTTGGTTAAAGAGCTCCTTGAACTCTTAAAAATTAATTTTATTCAAAGCAAAGGTGAGGCGGAAACAGAGTGTGTACACCTCTTTTATAATGGTTACATCGACTACATACTATCAGAAGATACGGATGTGCTCGCATACCATCATCCTACCACTTTAAATTTAAAGGTTATAACAACTTTTAATACAAATGATCTAACATTTGTTCAAGTATCGAAGGAAAGGCTTTTGGACACCTTAAATCTAACATCCAAATCTTTTAGGGACTTTTGCATCATGTGTGGAACCGACTACAACAAGAATATTTTTCGGATTGGAATTGAAAAATCTTACAAGTTTATATTAGAGCATTACACCATTGATAATGTACCTCTCGATACAAGTGTTTTGAACCACATTCGAGTACGATCGTTGTTTGAGGTTACACCCGGCTACACCACACCTATTAAAAATGTATGGTGCGATGTACCAAACGAAACGTTAATAGATAAACTTGCAATGTTTATCTTTACAAACTCCATTAAGTCTGTTGATGTTAACAACACTTTTAAAGCTTTAACCGAACCTAATTTTACACTCGAAATTGAATAAAAACGTTTTGTTTTTAATGCTTACAAAAAGCGTTAAAAACTTATAAATAACAACTGCTAATTTTAAACAACTAATAAAGATGTATCTAATAATACATGAAACAAGCGTTACAGCTCTTAAAAATATTTTAAAGGTTAATCAACTCCTTAAAAGTTCTAAAATAAAAGAATTGGGTCTAAGCACCTTCCAGGGGAGTAAAAATCGTCGGTTGGCAGACGACCCCAAAGTTTCTCTTGTAGATCGTGATTTTAGTCAAAAGTATGATGAAGTAGACGGTGTATACTTTAGACTTCTCACGGTTGATACACCTATAAAACTAAACTATGGGGGAGAATGTGTACTGGTATTTTCTAAAGATATTTTAATGGATAAAACTAACTTTGTCATAAACACAGAGGAAAATTTTGGGTTCTGTATAGCCGAGGATGGAATAGGTGCAGAATCTCAGTTTTCGGGAGAGGAGGGTATGAGTATAACTAACCTTAAAAATTTCGACTTGTTAAAAGGTTATCATTTTAACCATTACTCTTCTGAAATATTAATTAATGATAATATTGACCTTAAATATTTAAAGACGGTTTTTGTTCTGAAACATTTATTAAACGAAAATTTAATGGATGCATGCAGCAATAAAAATATCTCTCTTTACGCTTTATAAAACTAGTTTCAAAAATCCACTTTTTCATGAAAAAGTGGATTTTTTTCCAAGGGTAGTACTAGGGAAAATATTCGTTTTTCATTTTAATGATGAAATAAACCTTTAAAATGAAAAAGTGGATTAATCCACTTTTTGTGTTTAAAGGTACGACTGAGCCATATTTTTAGAAAACTTTTTGAAAAATTTAAAAATTGAATTTCTTTTTATAAAAAAATCTTAATTAAATAATGGATAACTTAAGCTTAGGTGAAATATTTTATATTACAAGATTTTTAGACCTTAAAAATACTTTTAATTTTATTAAAAGTATAAGGTTGGATCAAAGCTACAACATTCCAAAGTCTATACTCGTAAAAAATAAAAAATTAATGGTGATTGAGAACATTTACAACGAATACTTTTCCTGTGATAAATTAGTGGAGTTAAAGGAGCTTTTAGAATTTTTTTATAAAGACATAGATTTGGAAGATTTAATATGTTTTATGGCTAACGTGTACCCTAACAATCCAAGACTGAGAGATACGATTCTTTTTGACCTTTTAAAATTGTACGAAGACCAAGTGGTTGATGGGAGTTTGCTAAAAGCTCATTTTAAATTCGGCAAAAAAGATCTCTGTAATAAATGAAGTTTGAAGTCTTCTTGGAATTGTTAAAATTAAGACTGAAAAAGGCCAGTCATTACACAGTAGGACCGAGTATATCTATTAAGATTGGATATAACCCTAGTATAAATATTTCAAATGCGTTGGTTGATTTAAACCACAAAGAAAAGAGGTTTATTGTATTTCCAATTAAAATTTATGGTGAAAAGCTACGTCATTTAAATATCGTTCTTCTGGATAATAAAACAAAAATTATAGAGAGGTTTGAACCATTCAACGATTATATTAATTTTAAACAAATTAATGATTTATTGGAACCATTTTTGTACAAGTTGATGGAAAAGAAAAAAATTTACTTTTTAAAGTACCAAAACACTTTAAATACCGAAACTGTTTTAACCGATAAAAATTGTGGTTATTATTGTATAGAATATGCTTATCATAAAATTGTTTTTTAATGCTTTTAAGAAGCATTAAAAACCTACATACAAGTCATTGTTTTAAATACTTGATGAAATCTACATTGTCCAGAACAACAGTCTTGATCTTGTACACAAATAGTTGAAGAGAACTGGCAACCAGCACATTGATAGTTGCTATTGCATTGTTCTCGATAACCACAATGGTAGTGTTGGTAGCAGTACTGACCTTTTTTGTAGACTGGTGATGGTAACGTGGTTGTAGTGGTTGTAGTGGTAAATAAATTCTTACATATCCCACGACCATTAACAGTGTTTCGTGGTAAATAGCAGAAACCACTGCAACATTCTTCGTCGTCGAACGGTAAAGAACAGATTTCACCGTCTTTTTTGCATATTTCGCACTTTCCAAGTCGGAGACTGCACCCAAATCCCTGTGGACAATCTGATTCAACACGGCAACTCTCTGGTAGACATATGCTTGCATTCTTGTATGCGTTATCGTGCATTTTTTGGCATACGAAACCTTTACAGCAAGGAGAATATATTTCCCCGCATAATGTTCCAGGTTTACCACACCATTGGCATGTATTGTCTATACACGACATCCACGGTAGACAACCAGAGTCAGAATCGCATGTTTTTCCATTATACTGTGCCGTAGTCAGACTATTGACTAATAGTACCTGCACAACTAGTAAAATATCGTACCTCATTTTATTATATCTAGTTTTGAGAGTTAAAAGAGGAGTGAGTATAGAACAGTTTTTGTCGTTGTTTCTCTTGTACAGTCGAATCACTAAAAAAATATTAAATATTCATTGATGGAGTGGATATAGTATACCCGAGGAAAAGCATAAAAAAAAATCGAAAAATTAAAAGGATAAAAGGTGGTTTTTAACCTCCTATTAACATATATAAAAGGCTATATGAAAAATTGGTTATAATAAACAATGGGATCTGCTGTTTCAAAAAATATAACAAAGGCTGCTACGGAAGCTATAGCCAAAGTTTCAAATGATATAGTATCAACGACTAAGCTCACAACCGATCAAACACAAATCATTAGTGTAACGGACGTGGATGGAGATGTTGTAATTTCTGGCAATACTTTCACTCAGAAAGCCAATATAAACATGAAATCTTTAATGAATACACTTGTACAAGAGGATGTACAGCAAAATTTAACCATGGAGATTGCTCAGGCTTGTAAGAGTATAGTTAGTGGTTTAAACATCTTTCAATTTCCCAACGCCCAAAATGAAATTAATTTATTTTTAAAGGCTAGCGCCGAGCTTATGAATACCGTTAGCCAGTCTTGTGCTTCAAGTATATCCGAAAACCAAGTCATTAGCGTGTCTAGGGTCAAAGGTAACGTTTATATTACCAATAATTTAATGCAAGAATTTGCAGACATCTTTGGGTCTTGTGTACAAAATGCCGTTTCCAAAAACACTGTTTATCAGAAATTACAGGAAAAAATAGACCAAAGTGCGACTGCAAAAGCCGAAGGACTAGATTTATGGCAAATTATTATAATTGTTGCTCTCGCGCTGGGTATACCTTTTGTTTCTGTAATTGGCGGAGTGACAGTCGTAGGACGATATTTATTTCCTCTGAGTATACTCGCCGGTGCTGGATGTTTAGTAGCTTACTATACATGGATCGAAGAAACCGTCTATTCTCACGCCTTTTCAACCTTAATTAGAAATCTACCAGATTGCAATGCCGTACCGTTAACTGGAACAGTTAACTCTTTCAATACTAGTAGCGCTGCCGCCCAAGCATGCGCCAACAATAGAAACTGTGTGGCTTTTGACTGGCAAGGAAACACCATCGACCAACTAGGTAATCATACTTCCTTTAATCCACCTCAAACAACTTTCTATAGTAGCATAAGTAGAGGGTGTGAAAAAGCCATTACAAGCTCACCGGATCACTCAAAACTATTTCGAACCCCATTCTTTATTAAAGGTACCGGTCCCCCAACAAAATCGGAAGGTGACGTGTACCTGGATGTGGCGACCACAGATTATTATTTTTTCGATCAATCACTTCGAATGTGGATGAAGCAAGGTTCTTTTGCCCATTCCAATTTTACGGCCGCAAATACAATCAATTGGGGTACAACTCAACCTAGTCCAACAACTCAAGGTATTGCCGGTAGTATATATGTTTACTACTCTCCAGCCGACCCTGTGTATTTTCACGTTTATGTGAAAAATCCAGATGGGTGGAAGCTTTACACCCCGCCATTAAAAGGACCTGGTCTTATTCCAGACACTCCAGCCAATATTAATGTATCTGGGTTTACGACCATCAAACACAGACAGTGGTTGCTATACCTTGGTGGGGCCTTACTAGTTGTGGGTGTTTTAGGGTCGGTTGTGTCCTTTGTTTCGAAAAAACCTACGAGTTCCCCACAACAAAGTGTTTCATCGTCATAAACATATAAAATAAATGGTTAATTTGTGCCAATACAAAGATATTTTGGGTAAACCAAACGAAGGTTTAAGAAAGTCATATCGAGCATTTGATATAAGTTTGGTTGACTTAGTCCCTACAATCTTACTGGGGTTATTACTAGCTTCAATATTTAAAATTTCCAAACTTAATGGTGTTTTAATATCTTTAATTTTAGGAATAATTTTCCATAGACTTTTTTGCGTTGAAACGACCGTAGATAAATTACTTTTTAAATAATGGATTTTTAATGCTTCAAATAAGCATTAAAAAGAATTTTTTTAAGATTTTTGCAAGAGTCTAACGTTAAAATAAATTGAAGTAACGAAAGCTTATCGGTTCGACCTTTCTTAACGTTGAGGTCGTCAAAGACCTTCTTTTTGGAAGGCTTGTTTATGTAGTTCTTTAGGTTCCGAATAACCTAACCATTCCAATAATGATATATATATATATGTATATATATCGGTTTTTAGTTATATTGGTCCATAACACATCAAATGTTAAATCGACTGCAATCTCAAAATTAATCTCTTTTATAAAAGTTAAAATGTCCATTAACTCTCCCTTATCACTATAATAGTTTTCCATATCTCTATTTTTTTTGAATTAAGGTTGACGTAATCATTTTTCTGTAAATTTTGACTTAAATTTATTTTTAATGGTTCTTAGAACTATTAAAAATATTTTCCTTGGATTTTGACTTATCCCAACCCAAATATATCTTTAAAATTGTTAACTATACCTATAATTGTTGTTGTTAAGAAAACTACCTGTTGGATGGCTAAAGGATACTGTTTTTGCTTTCCAAAATAGAAAATACAAATAATGTTTGAAACAAACCATAAAAGCCATCCTTGAGAGATGGCATAAGAGATGCAAAATGCACCCACAACAGATAGTGTGAAGATGGTTGTTTCTATCCAAAAATTTAAAGTTTTAAAAAGGGGTTGTTTTTTAGGTTCGTTGTAGTCCATTTGTTGGTCTGTAACATTTAATGGTTCAATAACATCCATATTAACTTTAGTACTCATATCTTTATTAGTCCTTTATTTAACCTAAAAAAATCATTTTTTTAAAATTAAGAATTGAAGTACCTTCGGGGGTGAAAGAACGACAGACTTCTCAAATTTCTTCCATGTATTCTCCAACTAATAAATGAATGAAATCAGAATAAATGATCCATTACACCATCATTTGGCTAAAAAAAGACCTGTTCACATAATAGATGGTATACACCACGAAGAACATGAGGCTTTCTTAAAACAAAAATCTCCAGATTTTGTACTGCCGCCGCTCAATACACATATAAATTTTCTGAAATACTCTCAGTCGTACTCTAATCAAGATCATTTGGACCTTCATTTGACCTATCAAACTAGCACCGTGGAAAAGACTAGAGAAATTCCAGAAGTGTACGATTGGAGATATACGTATCCGATAGATGACAAGGCGACCATAACTAAAAAAAAATATATTATGCCTCCAGACAACCAATATCTATGTGGTTCTTGTTGGGCTATATCAACTGCAAGTGTTATAGGTGATGTGTTTGTTGTTGCCGGTTTGGTCGATTGGCGCCCTGAAATATCCACTACGTGGGCTCTGACTTGTTATCCGCAGGGTCGTTGCGATGGTGGTAATCCAGCATTGTTGTTACAAGATATTGCTCGTGGTTCGGGAATACCATCTAAGCATTGTTTAGACTATTCTTTTTGCGCCAAAAACGAAAAGTGTAACGGTGCAGCCACAAGACACTTTGAAGCACAAAATTTATCATCGTTAATACCACAAGAATGTGGTTGTTATTATGGAGATGTTGATCATTATAATTACCTAATAAACAGAGATATTAAAACTTTGGCTATAGGGCAAGGAGCAACTACAGAAGAAAATTTACACACTGCAATTAAAAAACATATACTACTTAATGGTCCAGTGCTAACAGGATATTTTGTTATGCAAAATTTTGGTTCTGGATACTTTACAAAAATCAATGGTGGAGTGTATTTGGATAGAGCAAATTATGTTCCCGGAGCACCATTAACATTCAGTGATAGTAATAGTAGTGGATCGGCATATCGAGGTTCGCACGCTGTTGCTATTATTGGTTGGGGTATGGCTAAAAACATCCTTTACGATAACAATAAACGTGGGGATGTACCATACTGGTATTGTAGGAATTCGTGGGGACCTAAATGGGGTGGAGACAGTGGTTACTTTAAGATGGCAATGTACCCTTATAATAAAGTTGCGCAGTTTGGGAAAATTGTCACTATTGTGGATAATAAAGGCCAAAGACACCAATGCGGAGGTATAATAACTTTTACGGTTAGTAAACCACCAGAAAGAAAAAAATTTAAAAGTTTGAGTATGAAACCACCACAACTATTACAAAACGAAGACTATTACAAAACAGCCGAAAAGGGTTATAAACCTACCGTAAATCCTACCCCTAAACCAGGAACTGGAAATGGTCCATTATCACTATTGAGTTATTATTCTTCTGAAGACGTACTGTTGTACTTGATTCTACCAGCATTTGTTATTTTTTTCATTATAATGATTTATAAAACCATAAATGTAAAGTAATGAATTTTTAAAGTCTTTTGAGACTTTAAAAATTAATAGTTCAAAGTTAAGGTTGCCATACCTTCAATTTTTTTATCACATGTTAATAAAATTTTAGTTTTTGCATCAACTTTTAATGGTGTATTGAAATCTTCCATTATAATTTCCTCACTTGCTTCTTTGTCAAAAGAATACAACTGTTTCATACCCTCTTTTTCAAAAATTAAAAGTTCAAAGCGCCTATTATGCTTTGAATTACTTTTGATATTGACAACCAAATAAAGCGATGAAATATACGAGTCTTGTGGTAAAATTAAACCAGGAAAAAAAAACATTGTTTTTTTAATTTCATGATAAAAATGATCTTTAGAATTTAAAGAAAAATTATTCGAAGAATGATTGGGTCCAACCACTTTTTTATCTGAATTTTTAACCCGAAAAATCTCCAGGTCATCACCCATCTTCCTCTTAATCTCATCGACATCATTAACACAACCGATGAGCATAGGTACCCAATCCTTGGTTTCTTCTATCCTTTCCATATCGTTTTTAGCCAACTCTTTGGCTACAAAGTCTGTTTCATCCACAACTTTCTTCAGATCATCATATTTCTTTTTTAGGTCTGAGGTATCCACAATCTCCATCTTCTTCTTAAGCTCGGCGACAGCATTAACACAACCGAGGAGCGCAGGTACCCAATCC